GGATGCGCTACGCGTAGAACAATTTAAACCGTGACAATCTGTCACAACCCACTAAAGTGTAAATATTTGTAAATATTGGCGTTTTTCTGAATTTGAATGCGCCAATAATATACATTATGCGCAATCATAGGTTATTGAATTTCAGCATATTGTTTAATTTGACAGGTTCGACCACGTTTTATGTAATACGCGCCGTTTTTCGCGGTTAAGGAGTTGTTACCATGGATAAGAAAAACTTATGGAAAAAAAATAAAAAAAATTATTCAAAACCTGAATTAATTTTTTACAGTGCGCCTTTTCGCCGTAAATGCTCGTTAGCTGGCCTAACGCATGGCGGCATGAGTGACGCGCAAGAAATTGCCACATTAAGTGAATTTTTCGGCGTAGCTGGGCGAACGGTTCGCCGCTGGCTCAATGATGAAGTTATCCCGCATCCGTGCGCCGTTGGCTTGCTTAATAACTTGTATATGGGATTCCCTCAACATGGCCGCTGGCAAGGCTGGCAATTAACGCATGATTACCTTGTAACCCCATCTAGCGAAACTATCAGCCCTGATATGATTGGTAAATTGTGGTTATGGCGTAACGAAAAAAGCGCATTACAACAACGTGTAAACGCGCTTAGTTTTGAAAATGAACGCTTGAAGCGTATGGGCGCACCTCATACACAACAAGTAATTCAAAATGCAATAAATACCCTTTCTTCTGTGATTGAAACGCCCCGATTTAAAACAGCGTAGGATCACAATTAATGGTTTTTCGGGCGCGTTATGCGCCCATTTTTACTGATTTAATGTAGCCCTCTAACGTGCTAACGCGTGTGTTTAGTTTCCATAATGCCCACGCTACTGCAATCATGGCCGTGTCACCGCCTGCGGCGATTAATTCGAAAACCTTAAATTCCGTCATTCGCCGGATTCATCTTTCAAAGTTTCGTATAAGCCCACACCCGCAGTACCTGCCGCGAATATTAAATCCACCACCTCTACGGCCTGCACTACGGGGAACGCGACCACCGAAGCCACGGTTAAAAATAAACCGCGATACGTTGACCATTGCTTTGCTAGTTTTTTTGCTTTGTTTAACATACTGCTTTTCCTGTTAAGTAAAGTTAATCGTCCACTATGCCGGACGTTCGTTTTTTAAGTTGATACACCACAATAGCGCCCAATACTGCGCCGCCTACCGTTGTTAATAGCCATTTCTTACTCATGCCATTGCTACCCCTTGCGCGGCTTGCTCCATGGTAAACGCGCCCTTTGCGCCCTCAAATTCGGCCATGTAATACAGCAACGCGGGGAACTCACTTTCAAACACTGGCGTAAATGTGAATTTATCCAGCTTATCGGCTACGTAGTCGATATACGCTTGCGTGTGGTTGTTGTCCGATTCTGGCGCCCATCTGGTAATAATGTCGGCCACACTATAAAGCCCGTATTTATCACGGTAGGTTTTAACCAGTTTCATAGCGGCACGAAAACCATATTCCGGCGTTTCGAACACTACAAACGCCCCATCGTCACCCGCTGCACCTTGCCACTTGTTTCCGTCATTGTGGCGAATGTTTAACGGGTTATTGTTGCGCACATTTCTGTTTGGTCGCATGGTCATGTAAATAACTACTCCCGCCGCGACTAGCGCGGCATATTTCATGTTCATTTGAAAAACTTCTGACGCTCGGCCATGAACGTCAAACAAAAGGTTTTAAAATCTGCAGCGGCTTCAAATGTTATTAACTTAAAGCCTGCTGGCGTTTGCGCATTGAAGTTAAGCGGGAAAATATCCGCGCCCATTTCAGCGGCCAGATTCACACCCTGCATAACTGCGGCCATGCCGTTTTGATTTTCTTCGGTTAGGCTGATTTGTTCCCCTGCGATTTCCACCCCATTAAACTTTGCAAGCGTTTCTAATCGCTCGGCGGTGGCTTCGCTTTCCTTAGCGCTAATTGCTGCCTTATCTGCCTGCGTTAACCACTTAACGCTGATTTTTCCGGCCTCGTCCAACTCTATTAACTTTTGCCACACATCAATTTTATTGTCGCTTTCGTCGGTTCTGGTGAACCCCTTGTAAATATCACCAACATGCGTTACCCCGTTTTCTTTTAACGTCCAACAAACAGCGCCGTTTTCACATTCTTCAAAGGCATCGACTTTTATAAAATCGTCTGTATTTATAAACTTAAGCATTTACTCCCCCTTAACTGTTTGCTGTTATTTTGCATTGCGTTTCCGCTACCAATTCAAGCTTTTGTGTGCCGCCTTGCGCGGCCAAGCCTGCAACATTGCACGTTAAAACGATTTTAGAGCCTGTGGAGTTGCTTGTATTAAAAGCAGGCGTTACCCCCTCCGCAATTATCGTGTTTGAAATCGGGGTGCGTATTCGATACGTTCCCGACACACTGACGCTTCCCGGCCTGCTCTGCATTTGCGGGTTTAAGTAAAAAACGGCAATTCCCGATGATGCGTTGACTCCCTCAGCCATTACCCCGCCCGGCTGCGCATTGAACTCACGCGGGTTAAAGTTGCCGCCATGATAAAAAGAGCGCCACGCCGACCATGTATGATTTGATTGGCTACGCCAGTAAATCTCATTACCGTTTACGGGTATTTGAAACTGCACTGTTCGCCCCGGCGTTTTCCCCGGCAACACACGAACAAAAGAAGTGACACTTGTTGCGCCGTTTATAGGGCCGAAAACGTAATGTGTGCCGCCCGTATGAAGCGCATTTAAATCTGGCGCGTCTATCCCTTGAAGTGCATCTTCTACACCCATTAAGAGATCGCCTTTTTTAAATAACTGCCCCGCCACACCGCCAAGATAATCAGATGTTACGTTGTGAGAAGCCGCCGTTCCCAGCGCTGGCTTATCGCTTATTTCGCTGTAAGTCGGCCAACGCGTTGCTTGCTCCGGCTTCCCTGTCACCTCGCTAAATGTCGGCCAACGTGTTGCTTGCTCCGGCTTGTTTGTCACTTCGCTAAAATGCGGCCAACGCGTTGCTTGCTCCGGCTTGCTTGTCACTTGCGACCAATGATGATGGTGTGATTGTGGCGGGAACGTTAACGGTTTGTTTTCTATTAAATCCCACGTATGCGTATGCGCGGCGGGTTCAAACTTTGTCGGCTTCCCTGAAATATCGCCCCATGAATGCGTATGCGCTGCCGGATTGAATACACTTGGCTTATTTTCGATTTCACTCCAAGAGTGAAAATGCGTTTCAGGCGGGAACGTTCCCGGCTTTTGGGCGATTTGCTGCCACGTATGAACATGCGGCAAAGGCTCAAACTCCGTAGGTTTCCCTGTGATTTCATTCCATGTATGACCGTGCGCGGTTGGCGGGTACATGGTGGGCTTATTAGCAATTTCAGACCATGAATGACCGTGCGCAGATGGTGCAAACGTTGCCGGAATGCCTTGTAAATCGGCAAAGTTAATTACAGAAAGCCTTTCTTCAAGTGAAAGGTTAGTTACGTAATCACCCTCTTGAATCTGCTGAACCTGCGTGTAATACGTTTGCGCTTCATTGCGGTAATTTAGCGCAGTATCTCGCGCCGCTTCTGCGGCATTAAGCGCAACCAGTGCCGAATCTTTCGCGTCCGTTGCCTGCCCTGCTAATTCTTCAAGGTAAATACTTGATATAATCGGTGGAAAATAGCTTGCACTCATCGTTTAAAGCTCCGTTAATGCCAGCTTTACACCTTGGCCGTTATCGTTATAAGCGAAAACGGGCGCTCTGGTTGAAAGCGTCACTGTTGCACCTGGCTCCAATTTAAAACCGCGATTTGCACTTACTTGATTACCGCCAATTCTCACGCCAAATTCATCAGATTGATTTTGAATAATAAGCGTTTGTCTTACTTGGTTTTCTGCGGCCACTTGCGTTGTGGCGTTAATACCGCAAAGCACATCCGGCAACGTGTTTAAATTGTTAGAACTAATCAGTTCTACTGAACCCCCGTTAAACTCAACGTTTGCCTGAAAATCAAGCGGCTCTTCAATGCGCTTAATAACGGGTTTATTGGTAATGGATACCGAACCACCGCCGCCGCCTGAAATCTTCACGCCTGCGTCTTGTAGTTCTACCGTTACCGCTATGTTATCCACGTTTTCAATCGTTACTTGTGGTATACCATCCAGCTCCAACTGCCAACCCGGCTTAACGCGTAACGGCTTCAACTGGTAACTTGGTGAAGACACTGACAAGAGCCCATCCAGTTCAAGAATGGAAAGGAATTTACTTGGTGTTTGAATGTTGCGGGATTCTCCCACCTGTAATGTATAAACGGCCATAATTGCCCCTATTTAAACGCGAGTGCCGCAAGGCCAACGGCCACGGCTACCGCCAAATATTTAACCTGAGTGGTTGAACCCTCAACCAATGAAGACGCGCCGCCCGTAGCGGTCGATTCCGCTAACGCTGCAACGGTTTCAAGCTGCAATGCATTGGCCTGATTACTGGCTGTAACCTGACTCCCCGCGTTGCTTATTGCGTTTCGCGTCACTTCCTCTAATGTTTCGCTGAACTCGTCCACATTGGCACTTAGCGCCGCCGCATAACTATCACTTTGGTTTTGCAATGCCGTGATACTGTCGCGGCCAAAACCTAACGATTCTTGCAAGCTGGCAAACATGGCATTAAGTGAATTACTTGCGGTTCTCTCTGTTGAAAGAATGCTTTCGTTTGCGGTGGTTGTGATCGCATCAGTGGCAACGCCTAGCGTATTCGCGGCGTTATCAGTAATCACATTGATTGCTTCTCGCGCCGTTGCATTGCCTTGCGCATTCACTTCACTAGCAAAATTAAACGCTTCCTCAACTGCGCCACCGTCTAAAATGCTGATGTTTCCATTCACCCCGGCAAAATCACCACTATTGGTAATTGAATTGTCAGATTCATCAATAAACGTCTGGCTGCGGTCGCTGTTGTCTTCGAAATACTGCGAGTTATCAACGCTGTTGTCGCTGTTGTCTTCGTAATATTGCGAGTTGTCAGATTCATCAATAAACGTCTGGCTGCGGTCGCTGTTGTCTTCGAAATACTGCGAGTTATCAACGCTGTTATCTATATTTCTGTTGTCTTCGAAATACTGCGAATTGTCAGATTCATCAATAAACGTCTGGCTTTGGTCGATTTCGCGGTTGTCTTCGAAATACTGCGAGTTATCAACGCTGTTGTCGCTGTTGTCTTCAAACTCATAGTTATTTGTGGTGTTGAAGCTATCGTCCACATTCATCGAATTGTCAGATTCATCTGTGTAGTTAAATGAATTGTCTGATTCATCGGTGTAGTTGTAGGTTTGGTTATAACTGTCCTCAATGCTCAGTTCATTGGTGGTGTTATAACTGTCCTTAATGGAATTGTCGCTTTCATCAATCGAGAAATCGTGCGCCCCTGCAAAATCACCGTCATTAACTTGTGAATACTGCGAGTTGCTCGTTTGCTGGTTCTGACTTGATTTTGACTTGCCGCCCATAACTTACCCTTAACGAATGCGTGTTTGCATGTCGTAGCTTCTGATTTTATTCATGCGAACAGCGGTGGGTCGCTCCACTTTTGATAAAGTCGAAACGGCCTGATTCGTTTTTGATGTTTTCGGCACACCACGGAACGCGCTCACTTTTGGCGCTATTACTGGCGGCGTGGAATATACAGGGTCAACCTTGCCGCCTTTGTTGCTAGGTAGGGTTAAGCGCTGTGGTTTCTTTTGGCTTTTCGGTGCTGACGTAAAAAACGAACCCGAACCCATAGGATTGCTTGTGAAGTTTGGCAAGCTTGCTGTTGCTGCTTTCTGCGGCTTATTGTAAGCGCTTCGGGTTTTGGCGCGGTCTGCGCTTTTTGCCTTTTGCGTGTTGCCATACAAGTTAAAAACGCCTTGCTGCGTCTGACTTGATTTATTGCGATTCAGAAAACTGAAATCACCCATGTAAAACCCCTTAAACCGTCATGCGGTATATGTATTCATTCCCGCGTTGCTCGATTAAGTGAAACGGCCATTGTTTTACGTGGCGGTGTAACCCTTTTCGGCGGGTATGAAATCGAATCGTTGAAAGCCCGTTCTCACGGGCAAATTTAAAAATTAGGCGTGTGGCGGGTAGAAGCCCCCGCCCAGCGGCGGCCACAACAACCAACTCGTTTCCCTCTACACGTAGCACAACGGCAAGCTTGCCCACTCTGGCTAAACCTGCATCACCCCGTTTAACTTGCCTTTTAATGAATTGTCGACTAGTACCGGGTAAGGCGGGTTTTAATATCGCGCTTGCTTCGCTATCCCACGTTGTAAACGTTAGCGTTTGGTTATCATCCATACAGCTACAAGCCCCAAAACAGCAAACAGCACATAAGGTGGTTTGTCGTTGTAGTTAAACGCGCCAAAATTGACGCTTCCTGTGTCTTGGCCGCCTGTACCTGATGAAGCCTGACCGCCTGTAAAATTCATTGGTGGCGGTGGTAGCATCAGCGTTTACCCATGTGTGTGTAGATGAGATACCCGCCGCCGAACAATAAACCCAATCGGGTGAGTTTGCCGATTGCATCTGAAGTAAATAACCCCCCAGCAAAACCCACCGCTCCGGCTGCAATTGGAATTAGAAACGGCATGGCGTTATTTCCTTAACGCCAATACTGAAACTAACACGAGCACCACACCGCCACCGATTAACAAAGTGTTATTCGATACAGTGAAACCCTGTGAAGGCGGCACGACAATCGGCTGACCTTCAACGGTTTTACCCTTTACGGGCTCGGCTTCTTTTTGCACTTGCGGGTTTGCGTTCACATTCGCCCATTTTTGAGTTTGGTAATCGAGATAACCATCCGCGACCGTTCCCAGCTTTTCGCCAATAGACTCAAACGCTGATTCACCGAATGCTTGCATTCTTTCCCAAAACCCACCCATTACTGGCTGTGGTGAATTCATAACGCCCCCTTACTGCGGTTGTGGAATCGCCGCCACTTGGTCGTAACCCTCAACAAGCACCTCCATCGCTCCGGGTGAATCAACGGTTAACTTAAATTTCAAGCTGTCACGTTGTCCGGTGTTCATTGCGCCATGTGTACCAAAACCTGTAATGGTCGGGTCAAACACAAAGCGGTCTGCTAGTGGTGAGTAGTCGGCCAAACGCTGCATAGCAAATTCAACGTCTGCGCGTGTACCTTCAAAGATTCGAAGCGCACCACGATAAATTTCGATTTTTGAAATTTTGGCGTTGTTTTCGTTGAACATTAAACGCTGAATCCAGCGGTTCGGTGCTGCGTTTGGGAATACAAACTCATGTTCACCCGCTGCCGCAATGTTTTGCGTAATGCGATACATGCTCGGCATGAAATACTGACCAGTCTGGTTATTTAGCGCCCACGCTTTACCTTTCATGGTCGGTGTTGTCGGGTCTGCCGCATCTTTTGCGCCAAACTCAACAATTAGCGTTACATCGTCAGTCGGTAGCGTAACCAGTTCTTTTTGACGGATACCCGCGATTGAGCGGTATTCAAAACGGGCTAAATCAAGAATGACGCGGCCTGTTGCACGGTGCTTTTTCAAAACTTGGTCTACAAGGTCAAGTTCTACCGCTGACGCGTAAACAATTTCGTTGCCGTTCACATCGATAGCCACGCGTTTAATCGTTTCACGTTTTACGATATTCGTTTCGAGTTCAATCGTTGAATACGTGATACCCGATTGCAGTTTAATCGTTGCACGGCCTTCATAACCTACGCCCTCGGCGCGGTTAAGCTGGATTAGTGTTGGTTGATAACGCATTAATTTGCCCCTTAACCGATTAGGTCTTCGACAAAATCAACGTTGTTTGAAGCCCAAACAACTAACGCGGCTACTGCGGCGGCAATGCCAGCGGTTTTTAATTGTGCTTTACTCATTTTCAGTTTTTCCTTTCAGTTTAGATAATGCGAATTTCACAACAACAAACGCGGTTACTGTGGCTACTGCTCCAATGGCTAATGATTTTTTGTCCACGTATTACCCTTATGTCTCTTTGTTTCATCGCGGTTCGGGTATTCACTAAACGAAAGTGTTTCGGTTTACGGCAAGCACAAAAAAAGGGCGTTAACCTATTAGGTTAAAAACGCCCCTTTCTGGTGTGTTATTTTGGGTTTACCAGCGCAATTTTCCGCTTTTTACATTGTCGATACCCGGCGATTTATAGAAGTATTCAAGCGGCTGCAGCGCCTTAATTTCATCCTCATGCACTTCAATTTCTTTACTCATGCGCTCGGCATCTGCTCTGCTTGGCTGCATACCCACCCATTTGTAAGGCGATTGAGATAAAACCGTTTTACTCATTTCGGTACATCGCTGGCCTACGGTATGCACTACAAAGCCAAACTTACGCCCTACCGACAAAAGCCAACCAAATACGCTTTTTTCTTTTCCTATCGACTCCGTCACCTGTGGATTTTCCTCACAAACAAGGTGCAATAGCTTGGGGTGTTTACCGTTACCGAAACGTTTCATAATTTCGCAATAGGTAAGGAAGTTTTTGCGGTTTTCCGGCACGGTTAGCGCAATCTTAAACCCTTGTCTTGTCTTGCGGCCTGCGGCTATGGCGGCGGCAAACTTTGAAAAGGATGTATAGCGGCGCACTTTTCGCCCCTGAATTTCTTCATAGTCGATATGAGGATCCCACAATGCCACTTGGTCTGTGGGCTTGATATTGCCAAACTTCTTTACGGCGCTTGTTTTACCACTACCCGTTCCCCCTACATACAAGCAATGTAACGCTTTTAATTCGTTGTTTGCGTTAATTGGCTTCATGCTGCGGCCTGCTCCGGCTCTGCGTCATTAGCTTGCACCTTTTGACGCTGCTTGGCGCGTTTCGCATCTTCTGCGGCTTGCTTGTCTTGCGCTCGTAATTCTTTAACGCTGGCAACGGTTGACTTACTCAGCATGTAAAGCCCGATAATACCCATGATTTCGGCTTTATACTTGCCGAACAACGCGGAATGAATATCAAAACCATCCGGCAAATATTTCACCACGGCGGGTGCTAAATATTCAGCGGTGGTGTGCTTTTCGTCTTCTGACAATGTAAAGCGCTTATGTGCGCCCAACTGGATTCCAGTTTCATACATACCAAGCGCTTGTATAACCGTTTCTACGGCTTGCTGATGCCGTTTTTGCTCCCGCTCGGCTTCCGCTTCGGCTTCGCGCTCTCTTTCGGCTTCTGTTTGATACTGTGGCGCTGTATCGGGGTCGAAGTCCTCACCGTTTTCCGTGTCTTCGGCTTCAAGGTCTTTCAACACGTTAGTGAATCCGGTTTCATCGTATCCCGTTTCAAATTCGGTTTCTGTGTATAGTTCGGTTTGCTCAGTTTCGTTTTTCATTGTACTGCTCTCTCAATGCTAATTAGGTTTAAAGTGCAACGGCCAGCGCCGCACCCAATAGGCCGCCCACGACAACAAATAAGCTAATAGGTTTCGTTTCTGGCTCGTTTTCGGTTTCTTCTGGCGGCGTTTCGGTTTCGGGTTCGTTAACCGTAGAAACCGCGCTTTCATTGGTTTCCAGCACTTCGGCGGGTTCGCTTGTTTCGGCTTCGGTTATGGCTTCAACCGCTTTAGCGGGTTCTAGGTTTTCATATTTCACTTGATTAACCTGGGGGGCTAATTCTTCAATGGTCTGCACCATTTCAGCGCGGATTTTGGTTTGTCGGGTATCTCCGGCGCGTTGGTCTGTGCCGCACTCATCACACATTGTGTAATATCTGCCGGAACGTTTACCGCGTGGATTGTGAACGGTAGCAGGCAAGCCACAATCACAACGTATTACCCCAATGACAGGGTTTTTGCTGCTTCGGTTTGGGATAGTGCCAATTTGCACCCCCTTTGCGTCAAGAAAAGGAACATTAGCCATGAAGCGCCCCCACTAAAATTGTGTTTAAGGTGCTTTGTTTGGCGGCCATGCGTTTAATCACTCCGGCGGCCATTAGTGGGTTCATTTTTTCCGCTTTTTGGCGGTCTTGCTCAATTTCTCGCGCTAGTTGTTGCGCTTGCTCTTTTAAACTCATGTGTACTACTCCGCTCACATTTCGACTTTTAAAAAATTATTTTTCGGCTAACTTCTATCACTTCATCAACACACCAACCCTTTAGGGCTTTGTTTTCTGCTTCGCCACTGCAACCAGCGACAACAAATACAATTTCAGATTCAATCAACCCATTTTGCATCCGACTTCTTTTGACCTGAAAAAGCTTTTGCTCCACTTCCTCGCCAATAGGCGCGGTTATTCTTAGCGCATCCGCTAAGCGGCGTGTTTCGGCTGCTAAAAATTCGGCTGATTTTCTGATTTCACTATTCTGCATTGGCTTCTCTCACACTAAAATTATGTCGTGACTTTCTGGCGGCAAAGGATCACTTAACACCTGTTGCCAGTAACAATCTAAAGCGGCTTTTTGTTCGGCCACCTTGTTATAAATCGCTTGCCCTTTCGACTTTGCCCAATCTGATATTTTGCGGGTTTCGGTTCTAGCAAACTCTTTTGTATGTTCAAGAATGTCGGCTTTCCAACCCTGCTGGGTTACTGCGTTTTCAATAAACGCATTCATCTGCTTTAGGTTTCTAAAAGTGATTTTGTATTTATTCGCCCATGCATTGTTTTGCCTTGCCGCTTCGAGCTTTTCGCGTGTTGATTCAGCGCTTTGTATTTGCTTTTCCAATCTGGCTAAAAGCTGTTGCCTTTTTTGGGCTGGCACATTTTTGTAATTAAGCGTTCTAGCCCTTTGGTTTACTGCGTCTTTTTGCTTTTCTTTGACGTGCTTAATAGCGTTTTTAATGCTCTCTTGCTTCTGTTGAATCTGCTGTCCTACGTTAGCAACGAAACGGCTCATAATCGCCGCGTCATACTCTGCTATACATTCCCACTTTGGCGCACGTGCGCCGCTAGATATTCCGTATCTGTTGCCAATTATGCGCCCTTGGCTATTAGCAATTTCGCCCGTATTACGGTCTACGGTTTGCGCGCCTTTTGTCATGTAACCAAGCGCTTTCATCAGATAACCAGCGGCCTTTTGCTCACTTCTGATTTTTTCAAGCTTGGCGTAACCGTTACCCCATAGTTGTTCAATCTGTTGCGCCCAACCGCGAAAGAATAGCTTTTCAACTTTCCAGTCTAAAAGCATGTGAACGTGTGGGTTCGTGCCCGTTATGGTGCGTACTTCCTCACCTACACCATTTGTGATTACTTCAACTTTGTCGGGATTCTCGGCCACCCAAACGTAATTGATTTTCTTCGCTATTGGTTTAGCACCTACTTTCGAATGCTTAACGCCTACATAAGTAGGTTCGAAGCGTTTAGGCTCCCAAATATCAAGCATCCCTTTTTTTTCTTCGTCTGTCGGTTGCCAAGTCCAGCCCCTCTGGTACTTCTTTTGAAGTGCATCCATAAAACGAGAGACTTCTTTGCCTATGGTGCTTTCTGTTTTCCACTCAATACGGCAAAAATCACCATCAGCCTTTACGCCATTTGAACATTCGCCAGCAAAGGCTAGTTCTCCACCTTGGCACGTTAGTTTTGTGATAGCTTCGCGGCGCTCAGCATCAAATGTCAGTGTCAAGAAAGTGCTGTAACCACCTTTTTTCGCTGCCATAAATGCGCCGCTGTCAATGATGTTTCTTGCGGCGCGGTCTGTTAGCGCTTCGGTGGCTCTCTCTCCCGCCTGCGGCGGTGGTGCATCACCCTGACGGGTAAATGATTCGATACTAACCCGGTATTCTCCTGACCACTCACGTTCATAAAAACGCGCTACTGCGGGGCGCTTATTTAACGTTTTATCGTGTGTCGGACATTTGCGGGTATTGACTAGCCTATTGTCCTCAGCCCTTTGGGGCTGGCCTGCGGCGCAAATGCTGCGCAATTGGAGATCGGATAAATCACGCTTTTTGCGCTCACCCGCCAAGAATTGATTTTTGCGATTTTCATCCCACTGATTTTCGACACAAAAAAACCGACTGCTTAAAGTCGGGTGCGTGTCGATTGACATTCTGTCGAAATCTATAAACGGGGGCGGCTCCCAATGTTTCTTTTTGGGCTTGCTAACTGCACTCTTTGCTCTTTTGCTCTGCTCTTTTTTTTCAAGCTTACGCAAAAAGCCAGCCCCGAAAGAGCCAGCTTTGTTTGATGATTCGTATTTTAAGATAGGGTAGACAGACATAAGGCCACCCTAAAAGCTGAAACGCCAAAAAGCAGAAAACAGAACACAAGTACCGCAGCACCAAATAGAGAAACACCTCCATAATACTTGTGCTCTTCAACCGCAAGACTACCCGCAATAACTAGAAATACTGTCGAGCAAATAAAACAATCTACTGCACTCATGGAATGAGTACCTCTTGGATTTCACAACCACCCATTCTAAAGTAATCCCTACATGCCCAACCATGGCCAGTAACATACAAGTAGAAATTTCCTTTGTCGTGCTTCTCCCAGCACGACGAATACATAGGGTTATAGTGAGTTGCCCCCTCTGGCGGCGTTGGTATTTCTACGTAGTGTAATTTCTTCATCAGCTAACCACCGCCACATTCGACCGATTTGAAATCATATTCGGCTGGTATATTGTCGCTATCTTTTGAAAAGGCCATATAATAGAGAACACCTCTACCGTTCCGCACTCCTTGTAATTGTAATAACCCTCTTCAACCACTAGCGCTCCACCCTGAACCAACTCAAAAGCAATCCCTTCAACATCCTTGTCAGCATTTTCTTCAAGCATGTCTCTGAATGCCAATATCGCCTTTGCTTTCTTTTCGAATGTAATCGTCATCTAGGCCACCTCACCAAACAGCAAACCTCTAGCACGTTCACCCGCTTGTTTAGCTTCATCACCGACCATTTCAAACAAACGGCTTTTACGCTGAATGTCTTGCTTGCTCTGCTCTAGCGCCTGATTTTTTGTGTTTTTTGGTTGTGACAATCTGTCACGAATGGCGGCCAAATGTTTAAGTGCGCGGGGTCTGCTTTCGGGTTTTATGCGCATGTCGATGTGCGCCGTGTCTTCTGGGCGCATTCTTGGTCGTGGTGGTAATTGATTTTCCTGCAAAGGCATTCCAACTGCCTCGGCTGGAATGTCGTAATCTAAGCCAGCTACTAAACCACCCATTACGCCGCCTTACGCGCATTCGCGCTATCAATGGCTTTAAAGAAGTTTTTAGCGTGGGCTTTTTTGACAATACCAATGTAAACATCTTGGTTGTACAACTCGATACAACCTAGCTTTTCGTTTTGTTCGTAGCGTGTGAAATTGGTTTGTGTCTCTGCACCGTCGATGATGAAAATAGTTCGTTCACATGAGGTTAATTTATGAATGAGCATAATTGATTTTTCCTTTTCCCCGCCGCTTCCCTTGGGGGTTAGCGCTCGGCTGTACTGCTCAACTCAACCGAACACTAACAAGGAAAGAAGCTAAAATTAATTAGGTGCGCTTGGGTTACTGGCGGGTAAATACTGCTGATAGATAACCGGGTTCGCCGCAAGCGCATTTAAACCATAGTTAATTGCGCTTAACTGGTCAATAGCTCTTAACGTTGCTCACACTTGACTAATGAACTAATCTAATACTGCTGATAGATAACCGGAATTGTAAAAATGCTAACCACTGTGGAACTACTAAACCGCGTGAAAGCCGCGTATTCTCTAGACTCTGATTATGCCCTAGCAAAGAAGTTAGGCATTTCTAAGCAGTCCGTAAGTTATTACTACAATAAAGGCTCAACTTTGAATGATAAGACCGCTTTCGTTGTTGCCGAACTTTTAGACCTCAACCCCGCGTATGTCGTGGCGTGTAGCAATATGGAACGTGCAGAACGAAAGGAGGACAGTGTTGGCGTATCCTTTTGGATGCGCTACGCGTAGAACAATTTAAACCGTGACAATCTGTCACAACCCACTAAAGTGTAAATATTTGTAAATATTGGCGTTTTTCTGAATTTGAATGCGCCAATAATATACATTATGCG